GTGACGGTGTCCAATCATAGCCCGGAGGTAGTCAACCTCTTTAAGGGCTAACCAGAGTGAATTAGCAATGGCCTGTTGGCTATATTGCATAGCCGTAGGTTCAATGCCAATAATTCTGGGTGTTTTGAGCGTTTTAGGAACGGAGACAACCCTAACGGGTATCTCCATACCGGGTTCGAGGAGGTGGATGGAGTCCAAGTTCTCGTAATAACGAGAATTTGGTATAAGGTATTCTCCCATAGGAAAGTACCTCTCCAAACGAGATGGCCAAACGCTTTGCAGATACTTTGTGTTTCCACGAAGTTTATCTGCTGTTGCGCCTGGTCCATGCTTGGGCAGGAGCCTACCTTCGTAGATCTCACGATCCACGTTGGTAAACGCTCCCGCATAAAGCATGGCGCTAATACGTCGGAAATTAGACCATTGCTGGTCCGATGTCCTACTATCAGCGTCTCTCACCTCCTTCTCACATTGAATAAACCCTGCCATCGCTTTGTCCCGACGCTCTTTCGAGCATTCGAGATCAATCTTACCAAACATCAGAGTTATCTGACGGATGGAAAGGATTGCATCGATGTCAGGATCATTCAACAACACACCACTAGTTCGGTCGAACACCAGATCGAGGAAACCTCCGAGAAATCGGGGGAGACCTGCCTGCCAGGGAAAACCCTGAAACAGGTTGCGATCTACCTGCTTCCGGTCAAGACTTTTTTCGAAGTCCTTTCCGAACTCAGGTAAGGTTATCGTTAAAAACGAGAACCCTTCATGTTCGTACCGGCCCTGGACATATTTTATGTCCAAGGTGGCGCTAGTGCAACATCGAATAGCCGATTCCTCGACTATTCTAGTCCAGAGTAGCATTAGGCTTTTCAAAGCCCCTCCTTAATTAGAGGTGGTCTTTCCTTAGCCTACTGCCGGTTATGCCAATCAGATCATACCGAGACCACAGTAGTCATTAACTACGCGGCTCGTAATCTGAATGACCTTGATTAGGGAAACGGTTGCGCTTATCAAAAACGCAAGCGTTACACAGATAGCAAAGAACTTTATCGCTCTTTGCTTATCGTATCCCAATCAGCTCTCACCTCCAAGAAGCTTGGAGATGAGGGCATCCGAAGAAGCCGTGAACTGGCCTTTGAAGCCAGCATATACGGCCAAAGCCTCAGCGGCCGTGTACCCCACGATCGGCGTGTCGAAGACGATGTAACAACTCATCGACTGCTTCACGTTCGTCGCAGGGAGAAACGGATCCGCTGAGATCTTCGAATGGTCGATCCTCAACGACCGCCGAGTCCTCTTCCCGTAGGTAGAGGCCGCGGTGAGTCGAATAAGACCGTCACCGCTCAGGTATTCCGACTGATTCTTCCCCACGCTAACGCGCGGCAAAGGAGTCGTAACAGCTGAGATAGTTACGGTCTGGGGATCGGTATACGACATATAGGCACTACTCCTTTTTCCGGTAAAATAATACCGGTTAGTTTGGTGTTTACGCTAGTGCTAAATGCACCAGCTACTACGTTCGGGATAAACCGAGCGCAGCGGCTATGGCGGTCTGGAGAGGCGACAAGCCTTCCCAGGTAATGCCAAATCCAAAGGGGTTTGCTTTCCTTCGCGTCTTGGTCTCACTGACCAAGATGACGTCGGAAACTGGTGAATACGAAGTCACCGCCGTAATAGGCGCTGTCTCCGTCCAGCTATAGATATGTTGAGTCATGGAATGTTCCATGACATATCCATATGGCATAACCAGGCCGTACTGTTTCATCGAGCTGAGGTTGTGAATAAC